TTTCAGAACAACTTCTAAAAATATTTATGAATTACGATGAATTTAAACCAGAGTTTATTGTTAATGAAATTCTCGAACCTTATCTAAATGATATTATTATCAGCGACGATTAAGTTATATGATAATTACTATATTATGATAATTTATTATATATTATATATTTTTATAATATAATAATAAAAAATAATTTATTTTTTTTAGTTTTCTAAAATATATTAAACTTTAATATGCTACCAGCAATTAGTAATTTTACCGACAAAGATTATATTGTAAATATTGTTAGGTATTTGGCAAGGCTATTATGAACTCAAAAAGTTGAGTGAAATAAATAAGTCGTCTAATATCTTTGTTAAAAAGAGACAAATTTTAAAAGTATAGTCGGAGATAAAAGAAATAAGTATAATTGTGATATGTTAAAAACTTATTTAATTCAAAAAGTTAGTTATGAGATTACTAATGATTATAATAAAACACTAAATAAGATTAAGAAAAGGTGTAAAAACTACAAAATTCTTACAGATAAAGAATTTTTGTATATGATATATAAAATAAATGCGTATAAATATACCAATTCAATGAATAAAGGATGCTTGCCTTATTTAGAAGATATTATTTCATATTATTTTAATGAAAAAAACAAAAATAATAGGTATATTAATGATATTCATAAGACATCAATACAAATATCAAAAATTTTATATAATATAATATTATCAATAGATAATAATTATAAATTAAAAAACGAAAATATTGTATTGTGGGTATCGTAGATATCATAGATATCATAGATATCATAGATATCATATTTAATTGGAATAAGCAAGACCGCCCATACCAGATAATATTCTCAAGACATTGTAATTTACCGCAAATATAAATATAGTTCCAGTAATTTTAGATGACAACGATAGAACCGCGGTATCAATACGAGACATATTGAGAGTGCCACTTGGTTGATGTTCTTCGGGTTTAAGAGCGAATGAATATACGTTGATGCCCTTGTGGTACATATCGGGAGTGTTTTCGTGATGTTGATAGGGTTGAACAAGCGAGAAATATTCGCCTTTTCTTGTAGCAAAACGATCATTTCCATTAAGCATTATTTTTGCTTGCATTACGGGATTACTAGAAACTATATAGTTATTGAAGGTAACATCAGTACCTGTGCCCGCATTTGGATCTTTATTTGCGGTAGAAAAGTTATTCCAATATACAGATGATTCGTCAGACCTTTTGATAGCCCATATGAGTTCTTTGCAAGGATGATTGAAATTCATACGCATACTTTTCATCGAATCAGAGTTAACGCTCGAAGATGTTATAGTATCAGTTCCAGTAAATTGTAATTGCTCAATTAAATATTCGTGGGATAATTGGGCGAATCTTCGGCGTTCATCAGTATCTAAGAATATATAATCAACCCATAAGGTAGAGTCGTCTAATGTTAAAGTTTTTTCAAAATCAGCAGTTACATTTGCTGAACCATCAGCTTTATCATTTTCAATACAATAGTTGGAAGGACCAACATCGCATAAATTATCCGCAGTTTCATATTCAATATTAATTTTAACTTCATGATATTGTAATGCGATTAAAGGAAGAGCGAGACCAACATTGCGACAAAACCAGAATTCTAAAGGTACATATAATTCATAAGAATTATTAGTAGTGTGGGCTAATTCTGTACAGCAATTTTCTTTATTAGCACCAATCATTTTATAATAGCCTTCGCGTTTACCATAGGGTAGCGAAAGTTCATTCCATATGTAAAGCCATTCAGAATAATGTTTATCTATACGTTGACCACCTATTTCTAATTCAACAGTTTTTAATAATTTTTGTCCAACATGAGGAACTAAGGCTACTTTTTTGCTCGCAGAAGTATTTTTTAATTTTCCGTAAAAATATACTCTATGTATTAAATCGCCATTGCGAGTTATTTGATAAGTTGCGCGAGAACCTAGAGAATTACTTCCCGATGCTGTTTGTTGAATGGCTTCAATAGCGAAGTTAGTATGACGACGATAAACTACTTTGAAAAAGGTAATTTGAGGATTACCAGTTAAATAAACATCCTGAGCACCATAAGCAACTAATTGAAGAAGACCACCACCCATTTACGCTATATTCTTTATACTATTAGAGGAGAAAAAAAAAAGAAACATTATAGCAATTTAACAACATATATAAATAAATATATAATATAATTTAATTGGAATAAGCAAGGCCGCCCATACCAGATAATATACGGAGAACATTATAATTCACGGCATAGACATGAAGATTCTTTGAAATGTTAGCATTAGCAGCGTAGCTACCTTGTTGGTTAATATCTAAATTGAGAACGGCAGTATCAATACGAGACATATTGAGAGTGCCACTTGGTTGGTGCTCCTCGGGTTTTAGGGCGAACGAATAAACATTGATGCCGGGGTTGGAGGGAATATTTTCGTGATGCTGATAAGGTTGTATTAAATTAAAATAAGAACCCTCTCTTGCTGAGAAGCGATCATTGCCATTTAATACGAGTTTGGCGGATTTTATGGGATTGGTTGAAGTAATTGCGCTGGTAGGAACATATAATTCCGAAGTATTTGAATCATCATATTTAGTAGCAGTGGTTGAATAATTTATCCAGTTTTTATTAATTACATTCTTTAGAGTAGCGATTGCAGTGTGATCGGAAGAACAGAACCATACTAATTCTTTGCAAGGGTGATTGAAAGATAATTTCGGTTTAATAGAGGAAGCAGATGATACACTTTCGGTTCCAGTGAATTGTAATTGTTCTATTAAATATTCGTGAGATAATTGAGCGAATCTTCGGCGTTCATCGGTATCTAAGAATATATAATCGACCCACAAAGTAGTTGAAGTTAATTCAGGAAGTACTCCTGTAGTATCACCGATGCAATTATCTTTAGTTTCAAATAAAATGTTTATTTTTACTTCATGATATTGTAAGGCGATTAAAGGGAGAGCAAGGCCAACATTACGGCAGAACCAGAACTCTAAAGGGATATATAGATTAGCCTTATTTAAAGGCGCTAATTTATCATTAGCACCAACCATTTTTTTGTAGGCATCTTTCTTTGAAACGGGTAAAGAAAGTTCATTCCATACATACATCCAATGAGAATAATGTTTATCTATTTTTTGACCACCTATTTCAATTTCTACATAATTTATTAAACGAAGACCAAAATAAGGACATACATTAATTCCAGATGAATAATTAACAACCGCTAAATATACACGATGTATTAAATCGCCATTTCTTGATATTTGGCAAGTTACGCGATTGCCAAAATTGGGAGTTCCGTTAAAAGTTTGTTGAATGGCTTCAATAGCGAAGTTAGTATGACGACGATAAACTACTTTGAAAAAGGTAATTTGAGGATTACCAGTTAAATAAACATCCTGAGCACCATAAGCAACTAATTGAAGAAGACCACCACCCATTTACGCTATATTCTTTATACTATTAGAGGAGAAAAAAAAAAGGGAAATATATAACACAATTTATTATAATTATTATTTTTTAATTGGAATAAGCAAGGCCGCCCATTCCAGATAATATACGTAGAACATTGTAATTGACAGCATATATATTTACTCCTTCATATAATAAACTACCACCTCTAGGATCTGCTTTAACCATGAGAGTAGCGGTATCGATACGAGACATATTTAGAGTGCCACTTGGTTGATGATCTTCGGGTTTAAGAGCAAATGAGTATACGTTGATTGAATTATGTACAGGAACATTAGTGTGATGTTGGAAGGGTTGAACATAATTAAAATAATCACCTTCTCTTTCCGCGAAACGGTCATTGCCATTTAATTGAAGTATAGCTTTTTTGAAGGGGTTGGCATTTGAAGCAGGTTTAATATCAGATATTACTAAGTAGTTTGAGGTATATTGGCCTCCAACTTTAGAACTTCCTTTATATCCTAAAAATGGAGAACTATCATTTTCTACAACATTAGTATTAGTATAATCATACCATCTGGTTTTATTGTTACCTTGCGGTATTTTAGCAACCCAGATTAATTCTTTGCAAGGATGATTAAAATTTAATTTAATACGATTAGTACCTTCAACGAGAGTTTCAGTTCCAGTAAATTGTAATTGTTCAATTAAATACTCATGAGATAATTGAGCGAATCTTCGGCGTTCATCGGTATCTAAGAATATATAATCAGCCCATAAAGATATATTTTTAATAGGTTCAAAATCGTCAATAGCAGTTACACAATTTTCTTTAGTTTCAAAATCTATTTTTACTTTTACTTCGTGATATTGAAGGGCTATTAAAGGAAGAGCGAGACCAACATTGCGACAAAACCAGAATTCAAAAGGAATATATAAAGTGGTATCTGTTACATTATTATTAACAGTACCGCCATTTAATATATCTTTATCAGCACCAACCATAGTATCGTATGCATAACGTTTGCCTATAGGAAGAGATAATTCATTCCAAATGTAAAGCCAATCAGAATAATGCTTATCTATTTGTTGACCACCAATTTCTATTACGACCGACTTAATTAAACGCAGACCCAGAT